AGTAATCTTCTTTTCTATCCATATCCTTAATCATTAAAGAAATACCACTAGGTACTTCTCCACCTGATTCTGCCCATGTAATCCATAAATGATTATTTAGTGCAACAAGTTCCATTTGAAATTTGATGTTTTGGATAGCATCCATTACATTGCCTTGTGGGCTTGTGATGTTGTATGCACCATCCTCACCCATATCAAGTATAGTATCAGAACCAGTCCGTACAAGACTTTGGTCTGCATTTAATCCTGTTACCCATGGTTGACCAAACATATTAAATCTCATACCAAGATTCATCTCAGTAAGTGCAATATTAACCTGTTCGTTACAGTTTATGATGTCAGATGCACCTTCTACAAAAAAAGAGTCAATTTGGTCTTCTCTATGTGTAAACACAAAAGGAATAATACCATAAGGGTTTTCTTCTTTCATTAGAATCTTACCCTCTTCATTCATAATAGCATATACTTCAGAATCCCAGTATTCCCATTGTAGGTTTTCTGTGTCTGATAGGTCATATGAATTATTTAGTAGAGGATATATAATAGATTCAGGTTTGAATGGATTGTCACCAAAATATGCTTCAAAATAATACAATGGTCTATAATCAAACGCATCATCTACCCAAAATACACGATTTGCAATCGTACCTAGTAATCTGGTCATCCTTTCAGAATGTTTCATACGAACATCTTTTGTACGAGTTAGTTCTTCGTATCTTTCATCTTCTACATTTCTTTTTGCTCCTAGTGTGTATATTCTACTAATCTTATTTATGAATTTTCTAGTAAAATTACTAACTGTAGGTGGAATTTCAGAAAAAGCATCCGCATTAAAGTAGTGCGATATGTAATCTTCTGTAGATGTTCCTGAATAATAGTCTAAATACTTTCGTATCTCCTTCCTTCTGGAATGAGCCATCATTAGTTTTGTTTCTAGTAACTTCTCTTTTAATACTTTGTCTATCATCGCTGTATCCTTTTCATTTCTCTGTTTTTAATTGGAAATCGATTAATAATGAAATATCTAAACGCATCATTTCCATGGTCGTGATATCCATCCTTGATTGGTTCTTCTTTTATTGGTTTGCCATCCTCAGATTCTGGATATCTATATTCCTCAAAATCCTCTATGACCTCTTTACAATTTCTGTGTACATGAACTCTTCTAGTTCCATCTGCACTTTCAAAAAATCCTCTAGTATATGAAACACTATTAACAATGTTTCTACTCATTCTATCTCTAGTGTATAGCACTCGTATTCCGCTCTTTCTAAATATCTCCATATCTCCAGCACCTGTTTGCCCTTGAACATTTGCACCAGCAGGGTCACCATAGTAAGATAGAATAGGATATCCTTTGACTTTAATCATTTTAATCAAGTCTTCTGTTTTAATGTTTTGTTTGTGTAAGATGCAGTCAAATATCCTTATATGTTCATCTCTACCATCATATTTAGTTTGTATAAATAAAACAGCAGGCATCCTGTATCCAAAGTCTATTGTGCAGTATGTGGGTAGGTTAGGGTCATATGGATAGTCACCAACATCTAATTCTCTATTAAAATCCCAAACCTTACCCTGAAATACAGAAAACTCTGCACCAAACTCCTGCCCAAACAACTCTCTGGACATATTTCTTTTACGCTCAAGTATAGCTGGGTCATTAATTCCCAGGGGAAACTCATGTTGGTTTTTCCAAGATGGAGAGGAATAACTATTCCACTCACTATCTGATTGTCCTAATTTATACAAATCATATATCCAGTTTCTACCCTCTGGTGTCGTAATAAAGATTACTTTACCTTTTCTACCAGCTACAGTTGGAGAAAGATACATATCCCATATCTTTTTGTTCATCTTGGCAACCTCATCAATTACGAGTAGGTCAAGTCCTTCTCCCACCAATGAATCCGCATTGTCCGCTGACATTCCCTCAACAGTAGTTCCCCACTTAAAACGAATGTACATATCTTTTTCAGATGCCTTATCAACATCCTCTCCATGTCCTATAACCATTCTTTGCCAAATCTCACGAAATATAAGTCTAGCTTTTTTATAAGACATTCCAACAACCCATATTCGTTTATTAGGTTGTGATGCTACAAAAGTAGCTTCCATTGCACTAGCCCAAGTCTTACCAAATCTTCTTCCACATACAATTACATGGAATCTGGCATCCTTCTTTTCAGGATAATGTAATGCTAATTGTCCGTCATGTGGTTTATAATTAAGATATTGAAACCACTTTTTCTTAAATTCGTAATTTTTTTCTTGCATTAGAATAGTGTTTTAAGTTAGTTTATCATGTATATCTTATGCAAGGAAATTTTGCATAAATTAACCACTCACTTAAGAGGTAAAAATGTCAGAAGAAAAAGTCATCGAGCCAGATGTAAAACAGGAAGTCGACACACAAGTCGAAAACAATGTAAAAGATAACATTCCTCGTTCAAGATTAAATGAAGTTATCACTCAGAAAAAAGAATTAGAAAGTCAAATTTCTGAGATGAAAGCTATGATTGAGGAAAGAAAGAGGGCAGACCTTGAAGAGCAAGGTAAGTTATCTGAATTAAATTCAGTTCTTTCTAAGGAAAATGAAGAGCTTAAAGTTGTTAGAGAACAATTTGAAAAGCAAGATGCTAAACTTAGAAATGATGCTTTATCAAGACTGCCAGAGAATAAACGAGAAAAATTCTCCAATTTGCCAACAGATGCTCTTGTAGATGTTGTTGAGGAATTATCGTCAGTTAAAAACAATCCCAAAGATAATGTTGGAGTTGTTTCTAGGAAAGACATTGATTTCAAAAAACTCTCAAAAGATGAAAGGCGAGATAATTGGAGTTCTATTCTCAGTAATTTTAAAAGATAATTTGAGGAGAAAATCTAATGGCTTTTTCAGACCCATTTGATGTAAATGTCCATTCAGGTGGTACTGGAGCAGTATCTCAGAATATTGCTGACCAGTTTATCCCTGAAGTTTGGGGGCAGGCTATATTGGAAGCCTTCCAACAAAAAATAATGATGAAGAATGTCGGTATTGATTTGTCACCAGAGGTAGCAAATTCAGGCGATAAAATTCATCTTCCACATATTGGAGTACCAGCACTAAGTGCTTTTACTCAAGGTAGTGAAATATCTGCTGATATTACAGGTAGTGCAACAAGTGATGAAACTGCTTTAACTATTTCTGAGTATAATGTAGCTTCTGCTTATGTACCAGATATTGTTAAAGTTCAGTCTAACTATGACTTGTTAGAAATTTATGCAAAGCAATTAGCATATGCTTGTGCTAGAGGTTTTGATAATTTCTTAAGCTACTTGGTGGCTAATAACTTACAGAGTTTGCTTTCAAGTGCTACTGGAGTAGTTGGTGCAGACCCTAATAACTCTATGCATGTAGAAACTACTGGTTCAGTCCTTTCACAAGGTAATCTTACTGATTTAATGGGATTAATTCTTGGTGAAACTGGTGATACAGAAGGATGGAACTTAGTATTGTCTCCAGAGATGTATGCAAGTTTAAACTCACTTACTAGCTATTCTCAAGGTACTCAAGCAACACTAGGTGCTGAGTTTGGAAGAACTGGTAATGCTGGTGCTATTCTTGGTATGCCAGTTTGGATTGCTCAGTCTCCTTACATGGGTGTTGGTGGTGCTGTAAGTGCTGATGCTTCTAAAGGTATTAAAGCAATTGCAGACGGATTTGACACCGATGGTGCTACAGATGATGATATCGTCTATGGATACGCAATACATGAATCTGCACTATACTTTGCTTTCTCTAAGGAAGCTAAGATGCAGGCTTCTTACAGACACTCTTACCTATCTACACTCGTAACTTGCGAGTCTGTATATGGTGGTGCTATAAGAAATGCTGATGCAGATGGCGAAAGAAGAATATTCGCTTTAGTTGATTATACTAACTAATTAGTATAACACACTTAAATCTTGGGGGGAGTTAATTCTCCCCCTAAGCAACCAAGATACCCATGAGATAGCCAAGCTCGGTAAGGTATCATAACACAGGGGAAAAAAGATGGCAGACTTACGCAAATACTCAGTAAATGAATCAAACAACATCGGATTAGGGCAAGCTGGTTGTCTATTTGAAGATGGAACAGATGCTATATCAGGAAAAAAGATAGTAGCTATACAATTCATTTCTGATTCAACTTTTACAACACTAACACCTGAAGATTCTTCATATGTAGGAACAGCAGGTGGAAACGGGGATGCAATAGACTCCTCCAACACATTTCCTGCTGGAGTAGTTATTTTTGGTAGATGGACTGCTTTTACATTAGCTAGTGGTTCAGTTATAGCTTACTTAGGATAAGCCCATGCTAGGCTTAGGCAACATCCTTACAAAAGGTGGGGCTATACTCGGCTTCCCAAACAAATATTCCTTCAATTTCGATGGTTCTAATGATTATTTAGCTCTTGGAAATATAAATTATGATATGCAGTCTGGAATTGACTCTACTGTTAGCATTTGGGTTAAATTCAATGCAATAAATACCACTCAAGCAATATGGGACCAAGGAAATGGTTCTGCAAGTGGTTCAAATAGACATCTATTATATCTTAATAGTGATGGCACTATTCATTTTTATAATCTTAATAAAGATGTAAATGCAGGTTCAGTTTCTGCTGATACTTGGTATAATATTATTGTTACTACTACAGGTTCAACTAAGAAAGCAAAGGTTTTTATAAATGGAGTTGCAAGTGGAGAAACTGATGCAAGAACTGCCAATGTATCTGGATATACAGTTTTTAATATTGGTAAAAATTCAGAGCCAAGTGAGGCAGGTCAATATCTAAATGCACTTGTTGATGAGTTTGCTATGTGGAACACAGTTTTAAGTGATGAAAATATAGCAAAAATCGCTTCTAAGCCTGTAGACTTCTCTAAAGCATCAACTTACGCTACAGATGTTACTTCAAATTTAATACTATGGCTCAGAGCAGGAGACAAAGCACTTCCTGAAGAAGATGCCTCAATCGCAAGACAGGACTTCTATACAGACTTTGATGGTACGGATGA